GTGGTAGGTATCTCCGATTATTGTAAACCGAACAAATATTCCCCGAACAAATGAACAAGTAAACATAAAACAATAACATTTGCGTTATGTTATACGAACAACATTTTGTAGTAAAAATTTTTAAATTATTTTTCAAATATACTTGACAAGTAAAACAATTTGTAGTAGAATAAAAGTGTCGAAAGGAGATGAAAACAAATGAAGAAAGTAATATTAACAATAATATCATTTATCGCATTTATAATACTAATAGGGGAAATAGAAGAACTAACATTTAGCATAGTATTATTAAAAGCAATATCGCTATCTTGGTTATGGCTTATTGCAAAAGCAAATAATTATTTTTATCAAGGAGAATAGAAATGAAAAGAATAAAATTATTATTAGAATTTATTAAATTAAAACATCAAGGATATAATAAAGAAGAAAGATATTTTAAATATGCTATCAAAGGGCTTATAAATTTTGAGCAGTACGAGAAATTTATTGATAATAAAGTAATGAAAGGGGGCGAATAAATATGAATAAAGCACAGTTTAATAGTTTATATGGTATGCAAGTTAATACAATACCAAAAATATTATTAAAATTACAATTTAATGTTTCTAGTATAGGTTTTAACTATTGGACAACTGCAATAATGCAATATAGAAAAAACTATTTTAAATACAATAATACAATAGAACAAGTATATAAAGATGTAGCAAAAATACATAATACAACAAGAACAAGAGTAGAAAGAGCAATGCGAACTGCAAAAGCAACAGCAACAGAAGAAATACAAAAACAATTTAATTATTATAATAAATTAACAAATAAAACAGTATTAGAATTATTAACACATAATTATAGAATTTTATTTGATAATATTAGTAATCATATACCAAGAATAGACTAGAAAGGAGAATAACAATGAGAAATATATTTAAAGAAAATAAAAAGTTAAAAGAAGAAAACAACAAATTAAAAATAAAAGTTAACGAATTACAAAAAGAAAATACAGACGGATTATTAAGGACACAAGAATATTACGAAAAAGTTATGAATAAGAAAATTGAATATTTAGAAGCTAACTATAAAACTAAAATGGAACGAAAAAAAGAAGTATTAAAAATATGTAAAGAATTAGAAAAGAAATTAGTTACTACTATAAGTTCTTTAATTGATTTAGATATAACAACAGATATAAACGCTTATTTAAAATTATTAGATTATTTGAAAGGAGAATAAAAAAATGGAACTAAAAATAGAAGATAAATTACAAGAAATATATAACCATATTGAAATAGAAGTTGAATATATAGACTTGCGAAAATATAAAATAAATGTTAAAATAAAAATAGGAAATTTAGAATATAGCAAAGAGATAATACATATATGGGACGCATATTATACATTTGATGTAAACATAGGAACAATATGTAATCAAATTGACAACTATATTTTAAAGATATATAGAAAGGAGAATAAATATTATGACTAAAAGTGAATTTATACCAACAATAGCACCATTAGTAGTAGCAGAAAACAAAAAGAGGGGATATCCTTTATTTTCATCAGTAGTAATCGCACAAGCAATATGCGAAAGCGGTTGGGGGCAAAGTAAAATAATGATGAAAGCAAACGCAATTTTTGGAATAAAAGCAACTTCAAGTTGGAAAGGAAAAGTATATAATGCAAATACGCAAGAGTGTTACGACGGAAGTACATACACAAATATTACAGCTTGTTTCAGAGCTTATAATAATTTAGCTGAAAGTATATCAGACTATTTCGATTTAATAACAAAATTAGAAAGATATAGAAAAGCAACAGTAGCAGAAACACCACTAGAGTGTATAACAGCAATAAAAAATGGGGGATATGCAACAAGTCCAACATATATAAACACAATAATGACAATAATTAATAGTAACAATTTAACAAAATATGACAATGTGGAAGATGTGGAAAACTCTGTTGATAACTCAAATTATATCGAATATATAGTAAAAAGTGGGGATACATTATCAGCAATAGCACAAAAATATAATACAACATATCAAAGAATAGCACAAGATAATAATATAGAAAATCCTAGTTTAATATATACAAATCAAAAATTAAAAATATATACAAATGTTTCACATGAAATAATATACATAGTAAAAAACGGGGATACATTATCAGCAATAGCACAAAAATATAATACGACAACACAAAAAATAGCAAATGATAATAATATTTCAAATCCGAATTTAATATATCCTAATCAAAAGCTGGTGATTAAATAATATGGCAGAAGTAACAATAAATAATTCGCCTATTCATAGTGACGCTATTTTAACGGCAGTATTTGGAGAAACTGGAAGTAGTTGGGCGCAATATCATACAGGGACAGATTTTGCACCTTATGGAAACACATCAAGAAATCCTAATTTATATTCTGTTTGTTCGGGTGCAGTATATTCAAAAAAATATGACGGAACATTAGGAAATCAAATAATTATACAAGATAAACAAACAGGTAATTATTGGCGTTATTGTCATATGCAAAATGCTAGTCCTTTAAATGTTGGAGACACAGTAAACACAAGTACAATAGTTGGAATTATGGGAGCAACAGGTAATGTAACAGGAATACATTTGCACTTGGAATATGCTACAAGCCCTATTTGGAATTATGATACATTTTTAAATCCTAGCGAAGCGTTAGGAATACCGAATAAAAGAGGAACAATAGTTCATTTTGATGGTAGTACGCCACCGCCTATACCACCTACACCAACATTTACAAAAAAAAGAAAAAAATTTCCTTGGGCTGTATTCACAAAAATAATAAGAAATAGACGAACATTTTTTTAAAAATGTTCGTTTTTTATTGACAAAAATTAAAAAATGTGAATATAATTAATAGAAATACGAGAAAGGAGAAAAAAAGAAAATGGATATTGCAACTCTTTTAGGAAGTTATGCGTTTCCAGTTGTAGCTTGTCTTGGTATGGCTTGGTATGTAAAGTATATAACAGATAAGAACTCACAAGAAACAGCAAAATTAAACGAACAGCATACAATTATTATGCTTGCATATAAAGACGAAATCAAAGAAGCGATAAACAATAATACTGTTGTAATGGAAAGATTATGTACAACAATGGAAACAAAAAACACAAGAACAAGAATAGCGAAGAAAGGAAAGGAGGAAATCGAGAATGAAGCTTAGTAAAGACGAATTAAAACAAAAAGTTAATGAGCTTGTAACTGACAATGATATTGCTATTCAATTATTAGAAGATATTGAAGACAGTATGGAAGTAGGCGAAGTAGATACAACTAAAATAGACGAGTTACAAGCAAAACTTGATGACTTACAAGAAAAATACAAACAAAGATTTTTAAAAGGCGATGACAAAAAAGACGCCGAAAATAAAAAAGAAGAAGTCGACGACGGATTAGAAGAAAAAGAAGTAATCGACATAAAAGAAATATAATTAAGAAAGGTAGGAAATAAAAAATGGCTTTAAATAAAGTTTTAAAAGTAAACAATGATAGCGAGCTTTTATCATTTATTATAAATACAACACCAGAGCTAGCAAGTAATATTGATTTACCAGTACAAGGCGAGAGCATAGCTCCTATTGGTAAAATAATAATGTCAAATGAAAGATATAAAAATGCTTTCATAAATACAATAAATTTAATAGGATTAACTGTTATAGATAGAAACTATTGGGAAAATCCTTGGGAAGTTTTTGCAAATAGAGGTACTTTACCTTATGGGCAAACAGTTAGAGAATTAATAGTAGATATAGCAAATGTATATGATTATAACGAATATGCAAACGACGTAGACCATTTCTTGGAAAATGTTGTACCAAATATTTATAATTATCTACACGAAATTAATTATCAAAAATTCTATAAAACTACTACATCAGATGAACAAATGGCAATGGCTTTCAACACAGAGGGCGGATTATTTGATTTAATTGAAAAAATAGTAGGTTCTTTATATGAAGGATATAAATACGATAAATACATAGCAGATAAATATATGTTATGTAGAAGAATTATAGACGGAACTATAACAAGTGTTAAAATAGATAACTACGCAAATTTAACACCTAGACAAAGAGTAGCAAAATTAAAATCTATTTCAAATTTAATGACTTTCAGAAGTCCAAACTATAACCCAGCTGGAGTAAGAGTATCAACACCATTTGATAATCAAATAGCTATTATCAATACAGATTTTGAAGCTGATATGTCAACAGATGTATTAGCAACATCTTTCTTCAGAAATGAAGCAGAAATGAAATCAAGAAGTGCGTTGATAGACGGTTTCGGAAATCACGATACAGCAAGACTACAAGAATTACTAGGCGACGCTTATGTACCATTTACAGAAGCAGAATTAGAAGCATTAGCAAATATACCAGCTGTAATAATTGATGATGAATTTTTCCAAGATTATTCATACGCAATGGATAATAACGCAGATACAAAAATGACAGATTTTTATAACCCAGAAAGTTTAAAAAGAAATCACTGGTTACACACATGGAAAGTTTTATCAACTTCACCTTTTAAAGGAGCAGTTGTATTCACAACAGATACACCAGCAGTAACAAGCGTATCAGTTAACCCTAGCGAAGTTTCAGCAAGTGCAGGATTAGACGTACAATTACAAGCTGTTGTAGAAACTACTGGATTTGCAAATAAGGCAGTTACTTGGAGCATAACACAAGACCCAGAAACTGACCCAACTAAAAAATCAACAGTAGATTTAAGCGGAAAAGTACATATCCCAGCTGGACACGTTGCAAGTACAGATAACGAAGAAGATACATTAATAAAAGTAACAGCTACAAGCGTATATGATACAACAAAAACTGGAACAGCAAGTATAACAGTACTTTAAAACTAAAACGGCTGGATATAATATCTAGCCGTTATTATTTTATAAGAAAGGAGAAAAGAAATGAAACGAAAATTAATAAATTCGCAGTTGTCTAATTTCAAAACTTATGAAATGTATAAAAGGCAATTATTAACACTTGCCGAAAATGTTTTTGAATTTACAAATATGCCTAAATTTATTGATACAGCATACTTAAACAAAACACTTTTAAGACAAGGAAGTATAGCATTTTTTGTTGATGAAGTTTTAGGATTATTAGCATTACCATATCAAAATATAGGAAAATTAGACGTATACGGTAGACCTACAAGCATACAAGTAATATCACAAAATGGATATAGTAAATTTATTAGAAGTCAAGATGATTTTGTTATTATGTATGATAATAACGGGCGTTATCCTTTATGGTTAGATATTTTACAATATGCGGAACGTATAGCATTAGATACTAGAACAACAGACATAAATATAGCACAGCAAAAAACACCTAGATTTTGGAAAACAAAATCAGAAAAAGTAAAATCAATACAAGATTTAGTAAATAATGTAGACGGAAACGAAAATACAGTAATTGCTTATGAAGATTTAGACTTGGACGATACAACATTAGTACTTGCACCCGCACCATTTGTAGCGGATAAAATAGACTTACACAAAGAAAAAGATTGGAACGAATTTTTAAGGCTTATAGGTATTGCAAATATGAATTTTCAGAAAAAAGAACGTAATATAAAAGACGAAGTATTAGCAAGTCAAGGCGGAACAGTAGCCAGCCGTTATAGTCGTTTTGAGCCTAGACAAAAAGCGATAGAAGAAATAAACGAAAAATTTGCAAATAAAATTTTAATAAATGGAAAGCCAGCAATAGAAAAAGAAATAGAAGTAAAATATTATGACGGCGTACCAACTTCCGAAAAAGAAGTAGAAGAATACGACGTAGAAAGCGAGGGCGAAGATGATACCATATTATAACGGATTATTTATGTTTTATCCTTTTTTACCGCCAAATTGCGATTTACCACCTACAATATATACAATATTAGAAAGCATAGTAAATCCCGATATTGATTTAAATGAGCCAGCACCCGACGTAAAAATAAAGGATTTAGCAAAAGTTGGACGTGAAACAATATTTAATTTTGATTATCCTTTAACATCTAATATAACAAAAGAGAAATTTGAAACAATGATACTAAATCATTTTTTACAAAGGCGTATAGGTTTTGAAACTGTAACAGCTTTTCGTATTCAATTAGATGTAAAACTAAACGAAATAATGCCTTTATATAATAAAATGTTTGACGCATTGGAAAATTGGGAAATATTTAACGACGGCGAAATAACTACAAGAACTGGAACAGATAATAGAACATCACAAAGTACAAATAATACAACTAATGAATTAAATAATCATAGTACTACATCTACTAATGATATATCAGACAGAAGAAATAGCGAACTACCACAAAATCAGCTTGAAGATTTACGAAACGGTAGTTATGTTACAAATTATAATTACGATACAAATACTAATAACGGCGAGGATAATTCTACAAGTAGAGGAACATCACAAGCAACAAATCAAGGTACGGACAATAATATATATAATGAAACAATAAAAAGAACACCAGCCGATAAAATAGCAATTTTAAAAGAAATGCAAGAAAATATAAAATCAATATATACTATGATATTTAAAGACCTTGACTGTCTTTTCTATCAATTAGTATAAGAAAGAGAGGAATAAAATGTCAAATATAAATTTCGATTATAAAAATTTAAGTCCTTTTAAATGGTTTGTTTTAGAGAATTTTCCATTTATTGAGGCAGATTTCGACGCACTTACAGAGTGGCAATTATTTTGTAAAATAGGAAAAGAAATAAATAAAATAATTGATAGTCAAAATATAGTAGGAGAACAAGCAGAAACTTTGACAAACGCTTTTAATAATTTAAAAAATTATGTAGATAATTATTTTAATAATTTAGATGTACAAGATGAAATAAATAATAAATTAAATGAAATGGTTGAAGATGGAACACTAACAAATCTTTTAGCCCCTTATATGCCGTTTATTTTTCCAGAAATGTACGGAGCAAAAGGAGATGGTATCGAAGATGATACTAATGCTTTTATTACTGCAATAAATGAAGCAAGTTTAACAAAGAAAAAATTATATTTAAGTAATAAAACATACAAAGTAAACGCTTTTACAATAACTTTAAGTAATGATTTAAATATAGAAGGTAATAATACAATAATAGAAAATACTGGCGAATTAGTTATACTAGGAAATAATAATAATAATATTGAAATTAAAAATATTACAATTAAAAATGGAAATGCAACATCAATACAAAATTTTAATAATGTTAATTTAGAGAATTATAACACAATAAATCAAAATAAATTTGGTATTTTAATTTCTAATTCTAATTTTGTTAATATTAATAATTCAAAATTTATTGAAAATGGTAAAAATTTATCATTTAATGAAATAAGCGGAAAAGGTATGGCTATATTTGCATCTACTTGTTCTAATGTAAATGTTAACAATTCTTATTTTGAAAAAAATTGGGGACAAGGTGCTTTAAGATTATTTGCTTGTAATGAAATAAATATAAATAATAATAAATTTGTTAATAATATGTTTAGAGCGATTGAATTAACAGCAGTTAACGGTAATTCATATAATTACAACGGAAAAATAAGCAATAATTATATAATAGGGTGTGGATATCAAAACATTAATCCTGATAATGATGAAAGAACTAACGGAATATATGGAAATGGTGCAGATGGAAATGTTGATGTTATTAATAATATAATTATAAATTCTCAAGAAAACGGTATTGAAGGTTATTTCAGACATATTAAAGGAAATATCATTGATGGCACTGGAGTTGGAACAAAGCCAACCACTGCTTGTGCAGGTGCTAGTGTTAGATGTTCAAGTTTTGAAAATAATACAATAAAAAATACATTATCAAGCGGATTAAGTGCTGGAGGCGATGGTACAAATAGAAGTAATACAACAATATGTAATAATACTTTTGAAAATATTGGACAAAATAGTGGTATTTATTATGGATTTACAGGTGGTGGAAACAAAATTGAAAATTTATCAATTATGAATAATATATGTAATAATAGACCAATAATTGGTTGGCAAGGTAATATTTCTAATTTATCATTATCAAATGTAAAATTATTAAATAATAAAGGTATTGGATTATTAGATACATCAATTCATAGTGTTTTACCACTTTTAAATTATGATATTATAGATGAAAAAGAAATAATAACAAAAAATAATTTATTAATAAATTGGAATGATACTAATAAACCAGAAAATTGGGATATTACAGCAAATGGAACAGTCTCAAAAATAACTGATAATAATCAAAATATTTGTAAAATCGATGGTATTGCGTATAATACATATATTTCGCAAGAATTTGAATTAAATAAAAAATTAAATGAAACTTTATATGAAATAAAAATTATTTTTAAAGGTACAAATGTTCAATTTTATTTAGAAAATATTGGATTTGATAATTCAAGAACAACAGTATATCAAAATAATTATGTTTCAGGAGATAGTAATAATTTTACAGAATATAAAATAACTTTTAGACCTTATAAAGAAATAACAACAGGTAAGTTAAATTTAAAAGTTAGAACAAGTTCTACTTCTATTGAATATAAAGAAATAACTTTATCAAAATTTTATCAATAATTAAAAAGACGTATAATATACGTCTTTTTTAATTTATACTATTATTTAAACTATAATTACCAACATTTGCGTGATTATGCCATATTGTAACACCACGTCTACAAGCATTATTTATAGTATCCATATATTTTGCTGGTACTTCGCCGTATCCTATTTCTTCGCTTGCTCCTATTTCTACATAGTTCCAATATTTACGCCCAGTAATATTAGGCATTGCAAGAGATTTTATAGCATATCCAAAACGTGTAAAATAATCATCTATAATTTTTAAATATTCTGTTTTTACTCGCATTTGTCTAAAACTAAACATATTTCTATTACAAGCCCATATTATATCGCCATTAGCTTGACCGCCATTAATGTTAGGAAGTAATGACGCTTGATAGAATTGTCCTATTGTATTACCTATATTTCCAGCTACACTCATTACAGCCCCAGCAATTGCAGGTGCACCAGCCCCTCCAGTTGCAATAGTACCCGCAATAGCTCCAGCTGTTAACCCTAAATTTACAGCCATATTAACTCCGTTTTGTGTTAACCAGTTTGTAAATGCGTCGGAACTCCAAGCACAAGTCGGATATTTTCCTAGTGCTAACGCTTCGTCATCATTTGTCGCCATACCTTTATAATTCTTTGGTACAATTCTACCACTTCCACCAATAGCAATACTAAATTGATTTTCAAATACGCAATTTGCTGTATTAAAATCTTCATATTTATATATATTGTTGCTACCTTGATTATTGCTAACAAATAAATAATTGTATGGATATACAAAACATTTATTATTTTTTGGTGTATAATCAGAAAAAGCAGTTATTTTATTTATTACAGTATTAAATTTTTCAGGCGTTAAATCATAACCCATTGTATAAAAACTAAAGTTTTGTCCGCCTACACTTGCTGTATGTTGTGTTAGTTTACTTGCGTCTATTCCTATATTAGGTAAAATAAAAATATTTTGTACATCTTCTATATGTCCGTCACTATTTGTACGTAATAACATTAATGCTAAATCAGTAAAACTAGATAATTGCGTTATATTAAAGAAAAATAGTTTTGCTCCAAATACTGTATTATCATATACGGTTATACCCGAATTTTGTGTACCTTTATCACTTTCTAACAATTCAGTCCCCGAGGTTCCGTCTTTTATTTGCCAATTACTAGCAACAGCTATCCAATAACCAAAATCATTGCCATACGCTAAATCTTCTGTTATACTTTCTTGTACTACCTCGCCTACATCTAAATTTTCTGGTATTGTATGTAAACCTATTGTATCGTCGTTTACGTGTTGTCTGTTTATGAAACAAACTTTTTTCTGCCATTTATCAAACCAAGTTGACCAAGCGTCGACAGTAAAAGTAATTTCTGTATTTTTATCGCCTTTATATATTACATCATCTATCCAAGCAAAAAACCATTTATTACTATAATCGGGATTTTGAAAAGCTATATAATTTGCTTGTAAACATTGGGCGTATGTAAATCCAGCCATTATACTTCCCGTTGGGCGTAAAAATGAGTAATTATCAGCTTGAGCAACTAAATTAGCTTGACATAATTCTAGCATTTGTGCTTCACTATACGAAAGTACATTTGTATATTGTCTGTCAATATGTATATTTTTTACTAATAAAATTTTACTATTCATTTTTTATCTCCTTATTTGAAAATCTATAACTTGTTTAAAATCTGTTCCGCACATATCACTTGAATAAAATATTTTGTTTTCTTTGAACGTCATAAACAAGTTACGAAGTTTATCATTTTTTATTGATATATTATAAATATCTCTTTGCCAGTATCTCGATACTTTTATTATATCAGAAAATACAATTATTTTATTTGAAAATTCTTTATAATATGGACGTATAAACCATATCGGGCTATTTTTTGTTTTTCTATCTACTAAATATTCACATAAAAATTTGAAACTTTGATATTGAAATCCAAAGCGATATAATACATTATATTCTTTATAACTCTTTGGCAAATGAGGTTGTGGGCGTGTTTCCCAAGCTCCTGTATTTATCATTTTTGCGTTTGTGCCTATTGTTCCCGATGTTTGACCAGTTGACATACAATATTCTAACGCAATTTTTATAGGCGGATTATCTTCGACAACGTCTTGTAATTCTTTTACTACTATTGTACCTTGTTTTTGTGAACTTATTAAACTATGCAAGCCCCAGTCATTTATATAAGGACATACCCTTGATATTGTATTACCTACAAGCCATAATCTAGTTGTAAGTCTTTTTCTATCTACCGTAGCGTAAAAATTCATTAATTTATTGCTTTCATTAGGTAGATATGTACTACGGCTCATAAATTCTTCAAATATTATATCTTCTACATCTAAATAACTTGCACCAGCGTAATTCTGTTCTGTTGATAATGCTACTACATAGCCTATTTTTTCAAATCTTTTTGTTTTACCCGTTTCATTATCATATACAGATAAATATAAATTTTTTCTATATAATGTAATACAATTATATTTTCCATTTGTTAATTTGGCTACATCTACATCTTGAAAATATTGTTCTATTTTCTCAGATGTTATCTCCTCGCGTAATCTACGCATTAAAATAAATCTTTTTCCAGTTTTTAAATATTTTTCTACGGCTTTTTTATGTTTTACTTGATAACTCTTTCCATTGGAACGCTCGCCGTAAATCAAGTTAAATCTTGCACCGTATCGCGTCTATTTTGTCTAAATTATAATGAACAACTTTTTTATTCGCCATTGTCTTTCTCCTCATCATCGTTCTTTATATATAATTTTGCTACTTCGCTTTCTATTTCTTCCCTTACTATTTTTGCGTTTTTCTTTGTTGTTCTGTTTGTCAATAAATTAGTTCTATTTATTTTTTTCTTTTCACAAATACCGCGATATAGTTATCTTTGAAAATTTTTTTATAAATTCTAAATCTTCCATTTTTCACTCCTTATATTTTGCACGTTTACTAGAATTATCAGAAATTAAGTCAGCATAATCTAGCGCTTTACCTAGTATGTATGTTGTTGGTACAATACAGCAACCGGCTTTTGTCTTCTACTGTATATTCGTTTCCTTGATAATCTATTATAGTACATTTTTCTTGATTTTCGCAATACATTAGCAAATTTTTATTTGTATATTTAAAGTCAAATACGAAATTGTCTTTAAATTCAGATAAATTCTTTAAGCCTAACGCTCCGCTTTTAGGTACTCCAGCTACGGTTATTTCTAATACTTTTGCTTTTTTTCCTTTTATTTCTTGCACGTTTGTATCTTCTTTTATTTTTTCTTTATCTATCCATTTTGTATATGCGTATTTTTTAGCCCCTTGCGTTATAAATTCGTCGTATTTTCCGTCATTATCAAACACACCTAATATATGTTTTTCTCCTTTACTGTCTTTCGGGCTAAACTTTTCGTATGGTATTTCTAGCAATTTACTAACATATTTTAATTTATTTATAACAAATTTATTATAATCTTCTATAACTTTTTTGTTATATCCCTCTTTTAATTTCATACTGTCAGTATCACAATATACTACATAATCATCTAGTTTTATTACATTTTTTAATAAATTAGAACGTGCATACGCAGTAACCCAAACACCATACGCAAAACTTAAAAATGCTTTTTTCTTTTCTTCGTTTAATTTCTCTATTATTTCTGTATTTTCTAATTCTCTTTCGCTCCAATCTAATTCATTATCGTATATTACTTCATCACGTATCATATTTGTAACACTCATACCATATAACGAATTAAATTTATTTTTTTCTTTTGCGTACTCTACTTCCATACCCTCTACGTTTTTATATGCTGTTTTATTTACATATTTTTCTAATACAAATTCTATAAATTGTTTTGGTAAATAATCATAGCGACTATAATAACTTTCTTGTATTTCGTAACTCTCATATTTATACGTATCTAATATAAAATAAAAGTCTACATCTGTTAAAGTTATTGTTATGCTTTCAGCTTCTATAATTCTTCCATTATCATATACACCTTTTACAATTTTGCTACATTTACTTTGCGATATAAAATTATTGTAATATTTACATTTTATATTTTTAAATTCTACTACTAATAAATATGCAAATTTATTTAACATTTGATTTTTATTTTTTATTATACATTTTTGAAATTCAGTAGACGGGAATTGATGTGATACTAATATATATGGATAACTTGATGTAAAATCCCAGCTTTCTATATTTCGTTGTATCTCATCTGTATAAATCCAATTTGCGTGTGTATATCCCCCAGCAAAAGCCTCTTGTAATAAATTATATACGTGCGGATTTATATTAATAGATTTTTTTACTTTTCTTTTATAATCCCAGTCATCAGATACAAGCTCTTTTAATTCTCGCCTAACTTTTCCAGTACTTGTAATTGGTATTTTATCTACTCTTGTATATGTTTCTAGTTCTCTTTTTATATAATAATATATAACTAAACAATCATACTCACAATATCCTAATTCTTTTTCTGTTAAAGTTGTTGCTGGCGTTCTTAATAATGTATAATCTAAATCGCCTACTTTCTTTTCTACTGGTAACATAAATATTTTTGGTAGTAACTTTAATGCACAATTTGACATCATATAAGTACATCGTATTTCTATATTAAAATCTTCCATTTCACACTTCATAACCTTATGCTTTTTTCGTGCTACTACATTTTTAAATTTAAAAATACTTTTTAAATATTGAAATTCAAATGAAAGATTATGTATAAAAATTATTTTTTTATTACTATTATAATAATCTAATCGTACTAAAAAGCTTTTTAAATCTTCCCAAGTTCTACCGTAATAAACTTCATCATTTATAGAAAACATCCATATATACATACAACTTCTAAATTCAGCGTCTTTTTGTTCTTCCTCTGTTAAATCTAAATATTTAATAGCTGGTAGTACTTTTCCATTTAAAATTAAATAGCTTGATGTTTCTATATCTAACGAATATATAGTATTATCTACTTGCTTCCTTTCGCCTACTATATCCCCAAAATGATATTGAAATTCTTTAAAATATTTCATATTTTATAACTCTTTTCTTTTATCATTTATAGCATTCATTAAATAATTATATTCTTGCTCTTTGATTTTTCCCTCGGATAATAAATTACTTACTATACTTTCGAGTTCTTGTAAATCATATTCACTTGTAGCACTTGCTATAAGCTCTAATACATTACTATATAACATTTCTAACTCGTCTGTATCTTCATTTCCTCGATAAATATATTTCGCGTAAATTTTTCTTAATACATTTTCCATTGATGTTCCTCTGTTCCATTGTTTTATACTTTCCATTTGACTTGCAAATGTAGAATAATCGTTTTGTTTTTCTCTCGCTTCTTCTATTATTGCTAAAACATCAGACCCGAGGTATAAAATTCGTTACGCTATTTACTTCTTTATCTTCAAAAAAGTTAGTTAACGCTTCTGCTTCTTCGTATGATATATCCGAAACATCAGTACTAAATCTAGTTTTTAATGTTTTAATTGCTTTTTGTTTTGCTTTTTTTACCCCTCTTTTTGTTGATATACTACTATTTAAAAATTCTTTTGTTGCTTTTATTGTTGCTTTCATTTGTGTAACTGTCATAGATTTATTTGCTTTTACACGCCCAGAAATAGTCCAAGCTTGCAACGGTTCGGTTGCAAGCTTTTCTTTTAAATATTTTGTAGCCCAAGTATCTTTACCAAACTCGCGTTCTAATCTTACTATACGTTGATTAGCTCTTTTACTTAATTTTTTTAATTCGTTAAATAACTCTTGTTCTTCTCGAGTTAGCTCTTTTTTAACCTTAGGCATATTCTATTCCTCTTTTCTACAAATTTAATTAAAATGGTAAATCGTTGTTTGTAGCTTCTTCTTTTTGTTCTGTTTTTTCTTCTTTTTTGCTATTTCCTAATACTGGTACTGCTTTATATGTTTTTCCTTTTTTTGTTTTTACTTCAACTAATCTTACACTTTCTACTTCTCCAAAATAATCTACTACGCTTTCTGTAAAGATTTCGCTACCGCTTGATACTAACCCATATTCTTCTGTATCAAAATAATTAATATTAAAGTTTTTATCATCTGTTACTACGTTACATTTTGCATATCCAGTTATTTTAACTTCTACGCCTAGTAATTCAGATATTTTGATAGCTGTTAAATCTCCTTTCTTTGCCATTTTCTCAAATAATGCGTTGTCGCAAGTTCCTTTCTTTTCTAATACTGTTACTTCATACTTTTTTGTTTCCATTTTTATTCCCTCTTTCTTGCTATTAGGTTGCAATCCATAATTTAATTGAAACATATTAGAATTGAACTAATATTTATATTTGTTATTCCGCTTGTATGACGCGTCACAAATACTTACGGCAAATATCGTAATACCTTTTATACTAATGTTTCATATAATCGAAAGAATAAACGAGGCTCGAACTCGCAATAAGGCTCACTTCATTTGCATAGTACCTTCACGCAACTAAACTTTACCAATTAAGTTACTATCCTTTCGACACTTTTATTCTACTACAAATTGTTTTACTTGTCAAGTATATTTGAAAAATAATTTAAAAATTTTTACTACAAAATGTTGTTCGTATAACATAACGCAAATGTTATTGTTTTATGTTTACTTGTTCATTTGTTCGGGGAATATTTGTTCGGTTTACAATAATCGGAGATACCTACCAC